GCCAGAGATCGGGTCTAACATTGACCACACGAATGATTTCTCTAACCTCTCATACCGACGCAGAAAGGATCTTCTGGACAACCGGATTGGATATGTTGTCTAGGATGCTCCTCAGAATGATGCAAGTGAAGAAAGTTGCAGGTATCACAGAACAGCATGTGAGATTACGGATCAGACAAGAGTGGAATCCAGTACTTCCTCGAGACCAAGAGGCTATAGTCAACGAAGCAGTGGCTTTGATGACGGCTAAACTTGGATCACCCGAGCGACTACTTGAGATGCTTGGTGTCGAAGATGCTCCCGATGAGATCGAGAAGATTCTTGATTTCTGGCAGGAGCTAGTAGACATGGGCCTCGAAGGGAACACGCAGGGATTCGGGGAAGAGACAGGTGTTGCTCAGTCTAGCGTAAGTGCTTCACAAGGCACACCTGCTAAGACTAGTAATAAATAGCGAGGTATTATCCAATGTCCGATGACCCGAAACCCGAAGGAAACGAGGCCGAAACCTCTGCAACAGAGGCTACGACCAAGAAACCCGAGGCCAACGTGTCGAGCAAGACGCCCGAACCTGCTAAGGGGCAGGATTGGGAGTCAGCTTACAAAGGTTTGCAGCGCAAGTATGACAAGTTGTTTGACGAACACAATCAGCTATTAGGTACAGAGAATGAACTGAACGCATCGATTGAAGAGTTGAAACAGCAAGTCAGAACCGCCACTACCGAGAAAGACCAGATCTCTATCAAGAACGTAGAAGCTTCCGAAAAAATCGAAGGCTTGCAATCTCAAGTCAACGCTTTCAATGCGACCATCGAGCGGCAGAAGCTCATCATGAGCGACTACCAGGATTTAGCGCCGTTCGAGGCGAAGGGTCTCCTACCCTCAGCGCAAACTGAAGAAGAGATGCGATCTGTATTCGACTCCTTTAGGGAGACACTTGGCTCTCAGGTGCAAACGGCAACTGACGAGAAGGTCAAGGGGATTGGGACAGGTAAGACTGAACCCAAAGAACCTAAACCATTGGACGCCGATCAGATCTACAATGAAATGCAGTCGCTAGCAGGTACGAACGACCCTGAAAAACGACGGCGCTTTGAACAACTGCAATCGCAGTGGATGGACTTGAACGAAGGCTAGCCTAATATCACGAGGTGAACTCAAATGGCTCTCTCATCTGTAGGTGATTTCGACACCTATTATTCGGATGAACCATTCAGTGTTATGGATAAAAACCAGCGAACCTGGCTAGATCCTGACCTGATTGACATGTGGCGCTTGCGCTCTGTGTTTCGTCCGATTCTTACCTTTACCCGCAGCCTATTAGACGTTCGTGCGACCTCGATGACGGTATCACAGTTGCTTGACCCGCACCCTGACATCACGCCTTTGGCGGCACGTCAGATTTGGATGCCATCAATGCACATTGATTCCCGCTCAGTCGAGATCACCTTCCAGCACAACGGTAACAAGATTGCGTACCACAAGTACGACGATATGGTTACCTATTGGAAGAAGAACAACAAGGCTGGACTACGGGCTATTGCTCGTGGCTCATTGGGTGTTGCAGAAGTAGACATGAATGACCTGCTTGCTCGTAACGCCCTTATCGCTGGCTCACAAACCACAGGCTACAATCTGTTTATCAATGATCGTGCAGACTTCTCTGAAGTTGTGGTTGGTGACAAATTCGACCCCTATATCGGTTCTGACATCTGGCTTGGTATGGCTAACCGAGGTCTTGCTCAGGCTCTTGGGCCGAGCGGTGCTGAAGGCTCGATCTTCGCATTTACCTCCCCTGGCGTTATCCATGACATTCAGGATGATGATAACTGGAAGGGTGTACATGAGTACCTGCAAGATCGTATCTTGCTACGGTACGAAGTCGGTGCGTTCAAGAATGTTCGTTACATCCAGACTCCAAAGTGTACGCTTTGGAACACTGGTACGATCCTCGCTCGTGCGCCTGTCAATGCCGCTGTTACGGCTGGCGATGGCGCTCCAAATCCGAGTACAACCAAAGTTGATGGTACTTACCAAGTTGGTCAAACAACTGGTGGAATCACCAACTACATTCAGTTGGACACCCCGACCTCTGGATCAATGTCAGACTTTGCTGTCAATGACATCATCACGATCCATGCGACTACGACTTCCGCATACGGTGTTACCGATGGCGTAGATTACCAAGAAGGCAAACTCACCAATCGCCGCATCGTGGCTGTTGACGAGGGCAACAAGAGGCTGGTTCTTGATCAGCCTGTGCTGGTTGACTTCGATACCGATCTTGGAGGCGGGGTATATGCCTACGTCACCAAGGCTCGGAATATCCATGCTACCATCTTCGTCGGTGGCCCACAGGCCATTGTCGCTGGTGTTGCACAGCAACCGCTGTTCTATGCACTAGACCCCGTTGACGACTTCAATGCGATTCATCGCTTCAGCTTCGATCAGTACATGGGCTATCAGCCTTATCAACCTGAAGTATTCGAAGTTGTATTCTCTGCTGGTTCGACCAGGGTGAAAGGCCCAACGGTTGTCCAATAGGACAGAGCATGAGTATCACCTTCAGTGACTTCTCTGGAAAGGTTCTGCGTGTCCTTGGCGATCCTGACGGCAACTTGTTTGACGACGAGCTTATCTATGATGGATGTGTAGCCGCTCACACTGCTGTACTTCCTTGGCTACCCAAACAGGCCACCTCAGAGATCGCAACCGACACTACTAGCGGATCACTAGGAGCGGGAGGGATTTATTCCCTCCCCTCTGATTGCTATCAAATGCAGTCAGTTCAGCTTCTATCATCTGGCGATTTCATACCGAAGGCTACTCTTGCGTCTGGTACTGCCAGGAACGTAGGCTCGACCTATATCGACTGGATTGAATACCCACATGGTTATCTGTCTCTTTCTGAAGAGTTGTCTAGCGATGCTGAGTTGAAGCTGTATTACTTTGCTTATTGGAACGCGCCCTCGAGCGATACAGATACAGACTTCGTTTTCGAAGTCCCTGCTCCCGCTCATATCGGTATGGTTTACTATACAGGCGCACACTGTCTGATGCCAAAAGCGGTAGACGCCGCACAGATCAGACAATTCAATCAGCGAATGGACAGCGGAAACCCCGAGCATAACCCCTTGAAGGTTGAGGCAAAGTATCTTCTTGAGCGTTTCGCCCAAGAAATGAAGATGATGCCTCCCTTCGTGCGAGTAGCGCAGTGAGTCATATCACTCATCTACTGGTTGACAGGCTTGCCACTCAGCTCGACAGCGATCTAAGAGTTGCCGTCAGCGACAAATACATCAAGGCGAAGGTTGTAAAGCCTTACCGCTTTCAGGCGTCACCTATCGAGAATAACATCTATCTCTACGTGACATCTGGTGATCCCGATGATCCATCTCTGATGGACGGAAGGGTCACGGTAGACGAGATGGAAAACCTCAAGATGAGCTTTCCTGCTGGCGAGATTGGAGGAGGCCACTACTGGTGGCGACGTGGCACGATTTATATCGGTGCATACTACGTGACCGACAATCTTGATCAGGATGTGGCAGCAAACTATGCTCAAACAGTTCGTGGACGTGCGGAATACTACGCAGAAAGAGTGAATGTTGCAGATCTAGTCGATGAATTTGGAGAACGTGCCTACTACTTGATGGTCATATCAGGATTACTCACTGAAGGTGGCGGCCCTGAAAACCAGTACCTTTGGCGAGGCAAACTGATATGGCAAGCCCTTACACACAGACCATATTAGGAGATTAAAATGGCTACTGTTGCACAAGCTGGTATATTGGGCTTCGGCCCACAGCAAGGAAAGGGTTATGATGTTCCTGCGGGCGAATGGTATCGACACAAGGCTACCGTTGGTGACTTAGCGATCCAAGACGATCAGCGACTCGGGCCTCCCGAAGTTGGCGGTCGTCCTCTTCCAACCATCCCCTTCAAAGCGGGTGTTATGGTTGGCGGTGGTCTCACGATCCACCCCCGTTTAGAATCGTCTGTCGGCTATTTGCTGAAAGGCGCACTTGGTTACTGCGATACTACCAGTGGTTCAGGTGGAGTTTACAACCATGTGTTCAAGCTCGACCCCTCTAACCCTGGTTTCGTTCCCTGGATGGGATTCAGGAAGTACATTCCCCCATCTGGTGAGCCAGGAGATCCCTCCCTTGGCGAAATCTACAAGGACTGCAAGGTGCTTGGTTTCGCATGGACTTTGGCGAATGAAGGTCTAATCGCTGCTCGTGTTGACGCTCTCGGTAGAGAGTTCACCCTTGAAGAAGATCCCTCATGGGGTACGACTTCAGGATCGGGCAATGGTTGGGCTGCTGATGGCGAGTTCGAGGATTACCCCTCAATTCCTATCGGCTCTACCCCTGGCGGGTATATCAATACCCCCACATACGGTAACTTGCCTGTTGTCAATGCGGTAATCACCATCGCCAATCAGAACTTGGACATTCGGCAGGAAAAGGTCTACGGTTCGCCGTACCTTGAGGACATCACCGTTATTAGCCGTCAGGTCGGTATCGATCTGGTGGTGAAGTGGAAGAATCCATCTCTGTATCGGGCGATCTTGACTGGTGCTGTTGACGGAACAACTTGGTCATCCAAGCCGTTTACAACCAGCATGACCTACCGAATGATTTCCCCCGACAACATGCCTGGGGAGTCACAGCCTTACGAACTGCTTACCACAGTTACGGAAGCTATGTTATCATTACAGGGTGGAATCGTCCTTGCAGGTAACGATGCGGTTCTTATGCGCTTCAACGGTGTGGCACTCGACACAACGGGTGACTACTGCACCTTTGAACTCCGCAATCAGAAGGCCAATTACGACTGGCCTAGCTAACCCCTCCGAGATAACAACCTAG